TTCGGGTAGAAGTGAACGCGCAGGCTACATGGAGAAGTTACCCCCTATTGTAAAGGAGGGCTTCTGAAAAGCCTGATGCTACTCTGGCTGAGAGTTGCGGATGAGTCCGCAACTCGATGTTGCACTAGCGCCACCATGGACTGGAAAACAGTCCAAGGTCGTGTCAAACATGAGGGGTTCTCGTTTCTCACGATTACCCTACCTAACTTTGGAAAAGACTTCGAAAAAAGTCTTGACCAAGGTTATGTAGACCGGCGTCTTTTCACTGGTTTCCAGTGGAAAGGAGGTCTCCCTCGATTTCTCGAAGGTTTCCTCGGTCTTGTGTTTGACCGTAGTAGCGGTGCGTTGCTCTCTGATCCGTCAGTAGATGCAATCCATGCCGTCCGTCAGCTCTCGCTGATGTTCGGTAAGATCGCATTGCCGTGTAGCGATACACGCGTACGGTCTGCTATTGACGATTTCATTGAGTGTGAGAAGGATGTTCGTACTCACGACGCCAGCCGGAGTAGAGGACTTGTCCTCGACTTCGAACGGATGTCGTCCGTACTGTTTACGGACCTATTCGTTCGAGCAGATAGAGAGATCTATGAGCTCGACGTGGTTCCGAAACACGGTCCAGGTGCTACGGCTGAAAAACTTTCCAGTAATGGGAAGTATGATCAGCGCACTTGGCCCGCTCGCCTTGAAGAAATATTTCCTTCATTGGAAATGTTGTTTCCGAGCGCCTCTTATTTCGAGGAACTCGATGGCGTGAACATCCTCGAACCCGGAGCGGAAATCCCCGTGAGGGTGGTTACCGTTCCTAAGACGTTGAAGACACCACGAATCATTGGCATAGAACCTGCTGCTATGCAATATAGTCAGCAGGCTATTATGCCGCTTTTTGTGGAGGGAATCAAGCGTGATTCTATGCTTGATTGCTTCATCGGTTTTGACGATCAAACTCCTAACCAGGAATTTGCTCGTCGAGGTTCCTTGACAGGGGACCTAGCCACGCTAGATCTTAGCGAGGCTTCCGATCGTGTCTCCAATCAGCTCGTACGTAGAATGCTGAATCGATGGCCACATTTGCATATGGCCGTAGATGCATGCAGATCACGGAAGGCTGACGTACCTGGATATGGCGTTAAACGCCTTGCCAAGTTCGCGATGATGGGTTCAGCGCTCTGCTTTCCCATAGAAGCGATGGTATTTACTACCATCATATTCCTAGGGATCGAAGAGTCGCTCAACAAACCGCTGACCCGCAGAGATCTTAGAGATTTCTCCGGGCAGGTGCGCGTCTACGGAGACGATATTATCGTCCCTGTAGAACATGTGCGCTCAGTCGTACGGATGCTTGAAGCTTTTGGGTTTCAAGTTAATCCGCGCAAGTCTTTCTGGAACGGTAAGTTCCGTGAGTCTTGTGGTAAGGAATACTATGCGGGCCATGACGTTTCAATTGTCAAGGTCCGTGCAGAACTCCCTACACGACTGGAGCATGTTACCGGAATCATTTCGCTTGTCGAGACCAGGAACCAGTTTTACTTTGCTGGTTACTGGCAGACATGCAAATGGTTGGATGAGTACATCCGGGGAGTTATTCGACACTTCCCGGTTGTGGCTCCATCTTCTCCGGTGCTGGGTCGTCACAGTTT